GTGAAAGGACACGAAGATGGCTTTACAGATAAACGGCACAACGGTCGTAAATAACTCAAGGCAATTGCAGAATATTGCCAGTTTGGACAGCACCACAACCAGCACAATTGCAGCGGCAGCGGGTGGTGGTGGTGGTGCAATTTTCTTTGAGCATTTTACCACCACAACAACGAATTGGCAGCCGAAAATTGCTGGTGATGTATATGTGGTAGTGGCTGGCGCTGGCGGCACTGGTATGATTAGCAAATATTATTCATCTGCAAATTTGATCAGTCGATTAAATGTTGGCGGTGGAGGCAGCGGGGGCGTGGTGGTTCATAAATTTACTGGTGTTTCCACCTCTCAATCTCCATCTACCATCACAGTTGGGGCTCTTCACACAATATCACAATATGGTAGCGGGGCGGCGACGGCGGGTAATGCGGGTGGTAGTAGCTCCATAACTATAGGCGGTACAACAATAACGGCTGGCGGCGGCGGTGGAGGCACTCAGGTTGGCGGCGCTGCTTATGGGCTAGACAGAACGGCTGTTGGTGGCGCTGGTGGAAGTGCCTCTGGCGGGAATATAGTAAACTTAGCTGGAGTAACTGGTACAACCACAAACCCCCTCAATGCTTATCAATATACACAAGCAGCAACTAAGGTGAACGCTAGTGCATTTCCTTACCTCACCAATTTTGGTAATTTTGACAGTACGACAGGAGCTGGTGGAGGGGGGGTAGCACATATAAGCGAAAGCACCCCTATTTTAAGTGCACTGGCTTACGGTGGCATCGTTAGAGTTTACTACGCTGGTTAAGCTTTTTTATAAAGGATAAGAAAATGAAAATATTTACAAAAGGCGAATACAGCATTCTGGTTGATGATGATGCTGAAACCACAGGCGAATATGAAGGTTACACTGACAGAGGCGCTCAAGTTTACACTTCCAGAGTTAGTGATCCAATTGAAATAAAAAATAAGGAAACCAGAAATTCCTTGTTGACAGAAACAGATTGGTGGGCAGTGTCTGACCGCACAATGACAACGGAGCAAACGGCTTATCGTGATGCTTTGCGGGATATAACCACCCATGCGAATTGGCCGAATTTGGCCGATAGCGATTGGCCGACTAAGCCTGAGTAAATGCTAGGTTTTACCCCACTAGCCGCAGGGCCAATCGCAAGTAGCGGAACTCGGTTTAAAGAAACAGAAACCCCAGACGAAAGCTGTAAGGCAAAGGGAACGGTTTTAGTATTCCCAAGCTATCTCTTGCATAGGGTGACCCCCGTAACAAGCGGCACAAGGAAAAGTCTTGTTGCTTGGTTTGAAGGCCCAAGATGGCAATAGTCTACCAAATCTCCTTGCATGGCAATGCTTTTGACGCAAGGGGGAAAGACTGGGTTGAGCTAGAGGCCGAGAGCGGCTGTAAGCGCGACACAGAGTGGAAAGACCCCATACTCGACAGACATATGCTCGAAACAGAGTTCGGATGCGCTGTGAGCCATTTGCGCGTTTGGAGAAAGATAGCCAACTGCGGGCTGAACGGCATAATTCTAGAGGAAGATGCAATTTTTGAAAGCATCGATGTCACGAATGTTGACGCGGTTTTAAAACATCATGACAGCGCTTGGCTAGGCTACAGAAAAAACACTCTGGGTTACTGGTATAACTGCCACGCCTATGCTCTTACGCCGACAACGGCTCGACTGTTAATCGATGGATTTTCAGAAAACATTATCCCAGTGGATGAGTGGGTTCCACTAACGCTCTTAATGCAAAAAAAAGAAAACTACTTCTTTGAACCAGAGCGGGTCAAGCAAATCCCACGATCAATAAGACCCAGCACAATAGAGGCAGCACCAATGCAAAATCACGTTTTAACAGTAGGCACAGACCAAGAGAAAATGTGGGCGCTTGAGCAATCAGCAAATCGTCACGGCATAACGTATTCAAATTTAGGACAGGGGGTTGAGTGGACAGGCGGCTCAATGGAAGCGCACGGCGGCGGTCAAAAAATAAATTTAACACGCAATCACCTTCTCACGCTTCCAGACAATGACACGGTTCTTTTCGTCGATGGCTATGACGTTTTGTTTTTCGATGATCTGCTAACGATAGTTGAGCGCTTCGAGGGCTTTGATTGTGATATACTTTTTGCGGCTGAAAAGGACTGCTGGCCTGATCCAAAGATGGCCCCCATGTTTCCTATGACGCCTACGCCGTATAAATATTTGAACAGCGGCGTTTATATAGGAAACGTCAAAGCTTTAAGAGAATTTTTCAACGAGATCGTTATAGGCGATCAAGATGATCAACTTTGGATGCAAAAACGCTTTGTCGATCAAACAGGTTTGAGCATCAAGATGGATTATGAGGGCTACATTTTTCAATGCAACGATGAGGTTTCTGTTCAAGGTGGTCAAATTTCAAACGGTATGTGCTGCCCCTGCATATATCACGGGAACGGTGGCGACGAAGCCAAGGCTAGGTTTATAAATTTAGCAAAGACGTTTGGCTACGTTGAGGAAGCGCAACAGGTCGAAAGTCCATATTATATGGATTTAGACTTTGAGGTGGTGGCAAACGATATTTTGGTCACGAAGTTTTCGACGGAAAGTCAGTGCCGATACATCATCGACAAGTCCGAAGCGCATGGCGGCTGGTCACCACTGCCTGATGATAAGTTCCCCGCCTATGAAATCAGGCTCAAAGAGTTGGGCCTGTGGGATGAATACGAGCGCCTGTGGCGTCAAAAGTTAGGCGTGATAAGTGAGAAATACTGGACGCCAATGAAGCACTACGGGCTGCGGGATGCGTTCTCACTGCGCTATTCGGTGGACACGCAAAAGACACTGGGGCTGCATTGCGATGCAAGCCATGTGACAGGTTCGGTAAAGCTTAATGACAATTATGAGGGCGCAACGCTGATCTTCCCGCGTCAAACTTTTGACAACGAATACGTTTCGATTGGTGACTGCATTTTATTTCCCTCACAAGTCACCCACGGTCATCATGTTGATGAGTTAAAATCGGGTGTGAAATACTCTTTAACCATGTGGACGAGTAGATATGAGGGTGATGTCAATTAGCATGGAGACATTTATTACGAAATGTAATATAATCCCGAAAATCACTCGCGAGGTGTAATATGGCAACGGCTCTCGACAACGCCCTTGGGCCAGTGGCGGCACAAATGATTAATCAGTTCGGCACAACCGTCATCATGCGTGGCGGTGAAGTGTCGAGCTATAATCCCACCACAGGCGTTTTGTCGAAGTCGCAACAAGAGCAAACTCGCAAGGCAATTATATCAAGCGCAAAAACAAAGGCTGGCGGCACAACCGACACTTTCGCATCTGCGGGGCAACCAACTTCTGCACAAGCCTCATATGACAAGGCAAGCTTTGTTCTGATCATGGCAAGAGCGGGTGAAGATTTTGCGCCAGAGGTTGGATATGAGGTCGAGTTCAATGCGAAGAAGTACAATGTAACGGCGGTCACACCAAACTTTTCTGGGGATCTTGTGGCAACTTATGATGTGGCGGTGGCTCTATGAAAGAAAAAGCTTTTCAATTGGATCTTTCGGAATTTGTAAAGCAAGCTGGATTGAATATTGAGACAGCCGTTCGGCGCGTTGGCTTTGATGTTTTAGATAAGGCAAAGGCAAATACGAGAGTTGATACGGGGCGACTGCGTGGATCTTGGAATATAACCGAAGAAGTGGTCGATCAATCTGTTCTTAAAGAAGCGCCAGACAGTCAGAAAAACTATTACGGGCCAGAAGCCCAGAACGCGGTTGGATACATAAGCGGCAAGGGTGAAGTTTATATAACCAACAACGTCGAATATGGCCCGTTTATAGATTTAAAAGATAACATCGTCGATCTGACGGTGGCTCAAGTCGAAGCTGAAATAAATGCAACGCTAAGAGAGCTAGAAAAGGGCTAAGTCTTGATATATAAAATTACAAAATGTAATAAATAGGCCAATCATGAGCAGTTTTGCGGATGAAAGAGCGGCAATTGAAAAGCGCTTCAAGGACAATTGGACAACCACTCCGATTGCTTTTGACAATGTTGGGTTTCGCCCGACTGATAGCGAATACGTTGCGATTTTCATTCAGAATGCTTCTGCCACTCAAATTGAACTAACAGGAACAACGCCCAGCCACAGATACACAGGGCTTATTTCGATCCAGATTTTTGTTGATGCAAACTCTGGCTCTCAAACTGCAAGAACTTACGCCGACACGATAGCCGCGATCTTTCGGAACCAGCGTTTTAGCAGTGGAAACAGCGGCACAATCATCTGTCGAACCCCAAACGTCCAAAGGGTCGGGGTAGTCGAAGGAAGGTTTCAGCTAAATTTAACAGTCCCCTACTATAGGGACGCAACTGCATAGAGGCTAAAGATGACAGACACCAATCGCGCAGCCCTGTTGCTTGCTCCGCAAACAGCATGGGGAACAGTCGCACCAAATTCAATCGAAAGCAAAGCTGTCAGAATGACGGGCGAAAGCTTGACATACAACATTTCGAACACTCAGTCCGATGAGATCAGGTCTGACCGAAATGTGTCTGACCTGATCAGAACAGATGCTTCCGTTTCTGGTGATATTAATTTCGAACTTTCATATGGCGGCACTTACACGGTCAGCAGCGTAGATTATAACCACGCAATCGATGACCTTTTAGAAGGCGTGATGTGTAGTTCATTCAGCACAAACGTCCTAAAAAACGGGACAGCCACAAAAGCCTACACGCTTGAAAAGCAATTTGGCGGCGTTGGCGGCTCCCAAGGCGGCTTTCACAGAATTAAAGACATTATGTTTGATGGCATGTCGTTGAACCTGTCGGCTGGCAGCATCGTCACTGGCTCTGTGAGTGCCATAGGAAACACCTTGGACGTGAGCGATACAACACAACTGAAAGCCCCGAATGCGGCCTCAGTGAGCAGCACAGACGTTATGAACGCCATTGATGACGTTACACTCATCCAAGAAGGGTCAAGCCTTTCGAACCTATCGAAGTGCATGAACTTATCTTTGACGATTGCAAACAATTTGCGCGTGAACAATGAGATCGGAACACTTGGCGCAGCGCGTATTGGTCTGGGTCAATTCGTGGTCACTGGCACTATGTCAGTTTACTTTGAAACCAAGGCTTTGTTTGACAAGTATATCGCTGGCACTGCGTCAGGCTTGAAGTTCAAGGTTGAAGACAACGCAAACACCAACGGGAACTCATACACCTTTGAAATCCCATTAATGGAGTTCACCATAGGCACAGTCGTTGCGGGTTCGTCAAACGCGGATGTCATGGTCGAAATGGGCTTTCAAGGCAAGTTTGATAGCTCTGAAAATTGCACATTAAAAATCACACGGGCTGACGCCTCATCTTAACCTGATGCGCGGTCAACGGCAGTGACCAGACCGCGAATTAACTCTCGGAGAAAAAAATGGACTTAGCAGAAGTCAAGGTTGATAGAAAAACGCAAAACGAGGGGGTGTGGGTCGAACATGATATGACCACATCCTTTCTGATTGCACGAATGGGCAACCCTAAATTCAAGACACGTTTTAACGCTTTGATGGCTCCCCATCAAAGAAAATATGAGGCTGGAAAGCTCGACATGGAAATGCAAAGCCAGATCATGGCGCGAGCAGTTTCAGAGACGATCTTGCTTGATTGGAAGGGGCTGACGCTTGACGGAAAAGAAATCAAATACTCGAAGGAAAAAGCGTTTGAGATCTTGTCTGATGTGACTGCTGAAGAGTTCTTAGCGTTGATTGTGGAATACGCGCAAGACAACGAAAGATTTAGAAACGAAAAATTGGAGACAAGCTCAAAAAACTAAAACGCTGGATGCGATGGCAGATGACGTGGGGCCACTATGAGGAAAAACTTCTGAATGGAACCATCGATGCGACACAGATGCCTTTTCTGCAATCACGTCCAGATCTTACACCAGAAGAGGGGGAAATTGTTGAAGCGTTTCAGTTTCTCACCTCAAGTCGCAACGTAGGCATGGCGGTTGGAGCAATCCCTTTCGGAGAAATTGCACAATACGCCGAAATGACAAGTCAAATAGACTTCTGGGGCTTCATTCTCTTGGTTCAAACTTTGGACGCTGAATATGTCGTGATTGCGGGTGAAAAAACAAAATGACCACTTTAGCCAGACTTAATATTGTCGTTGATGCTGACGCAGCGAAAAGACAGCTTCGTAGCTTAGAGCAAGTTGCGAAGAGAAGCGCGGGGATAATCCAAGGTGCGTTTCAGAGGTCACTTTCGATCTTTCAAGGTTTGACGCGACAGATCTTCTCACTTCGATCGGCGTTTCTAGGTTTGGGCGCTGGTTTGATTGTTCGAGACTTTATCAAAGTTGCGAACACGCTCGAACAGGTGAAGTTTCAAATGGTGGCGGTGACAAAAGACACCAAAATCGCCAATCAGATTTTCAAGAACACAAGGCAATTTGCAACAGAGGTTTCGTTTAGTTTTGAGGATTTAATTGATTCATCAACACGGATGGCGCCACAGCTAAAAGGTGACGCGAAAGAAGTTGATTTTTTCTTGCGAGCGGCGGCTGATATTTCTGCGGTCACGGGTCTGACTGTCGAAGAAAGCACAAACAACTTGATGAGAATGCTTGCGGCTGGCGCTGCCTCGGCTGATCAGTTTAGAGAGCGCGGCGTCCTTGCCATGCTTGGCTTTACTGCGGGTGTTTCTTACAGCGCAGAAGAAACAAAAAAGAAACTTGTGGCAGCATTTCAAAGCGGTGGAAGTATTCTTGAGGGTGTCGCTGGGCAGATGGCGACAACTTTCTCAGGATCTCTTTCAATGATCGGGGATAAGGTTTTTGAGCTAAAGTCACGGGTCATGGAAGCTGGGGTTTTTGATTTTCTCAAAGATGCGGCTGACTTTATTAATTTAGAACTTGATGCTGCCCTTCAAACCTTGGGAAATAACGCCGCAACTGTTGGCACTCGCATAACTGGTTTTCTTGATGACATGGTGATTTATGCGGCTGGAACAGTTGATGGCTTAGTCAACACCACGAAAGCTGCCTTGCAGTTCTTTGACAGCGTAAGAGCGGCATATAACAAGTTTAATGATTTTGCTG